TTATTCTACTGCTCCATCATCAAAAGTTTCGCAGGCGTACAGCGTATTCTGAATCAGCGTTGCCACGGTCATCGGGCCTACGCCGCCTGGTACTGGGGTAATATAAGAAGCGCGCTCAGAGGCGGCGTCGAAGTCGACATCTCCCACCACTTTGCCGCTTTCGAGGCGGTTAATCCCCACATCAATCACCACTGCGCCCGGTTTGATCCAGTCACCCGGAATAAAGCCCGGTTTGCCCACGGCGACAACCAGCAGATCGGCATGTTCCACATGGTGGCGCAGATCTTTGGTGAAGCGGTGCGTAACGGTGGTGGTGCAGCCGGCCAGCAGCAGCTCCATGCTCATCGGACGACCGACGATATTGGAGGCACCCACCACCACGGCATTCATGCCGAAGGTGTCGATGTTGTAGCGTTCAAGCATCGTCACGATGCCGCGCGGGGTACAAGGGCGCAGCTTAGGTGCACGCTGACACAGGCGGCCAACGTTATACGGATGGAAGCCGTCAACGTCTTTCGACGGCGAAATGCTTTCCAGCACCTTTACGTTATCAATGCCAGCCGGCAAAGGCAGCTGAACCAGGATCCCGTCGATTTCGCCATCGTGATTCAGCTTATCGATCAGTTCCAGCAACTCGGCTTCGCTGGTGGAGGCGGGCAGATCGTAAGAGCGGGAGAGAAACCCCACTTCTTCACAGGCACGGCGTTTGCTGCCAACATAAATCTGCGAGGCCGGATTCTCACCGACCAGAACGACTGCCAGGCCAGGGACGCGTTTTCCAGCGGCCAGACGCTGCTGTACTTTTACCGCAACCTCTTGTCGCACCTGCTGCGCAATCGTTTTACCGTCAATAATCTTTGCTACCATCAGAGAGGGGATCCATCTGTGTTGAGTTAATACGGGGATTGGTGCCTATTTTGTCAGAAGCGGACGCTGCTGTCAGGCACAGTTTCAAGGCTCACTGTTCAATAGTGCAGCAACAGAGCGCTTCCGCCCGATAAATCGTTGACTCAGCAGGTGCGCACCGTATAATTCGACGCAGTTCCCAATGCGCCCTTAGCTCAGTTGGATAGAGCACCGGCCTTCTAAGCCGTAGGTCACAGGTTCGAATCCTGTAGGGCGTACCATTATATTTCAACGAGTTGCAAGACTCACCCTGACTTCAAATTTTCCTTGTGGGACAGATTTGGGACAGAGGCACTAAAAATCGCATCAATATGACGTGCATGCTCGGTCAAATGGTTCGGTGCCAGATGAGCATAACGCTGCACCATCTCGATACTTTCCCAACCCCCCATTTCCTGCAACGCTGACAGCGGCACCCCTGCCTGAATAAGCCAGCTCGCCCACGTATGTCGTATGTCGTAAGTCGTGAAAACGGAAGTCCTCGATACCCGCCCGAACAAGTGCAGCTCTCCAGGCAGTATTTGAATCAACCCGCATTTTCCTGACTGCTGCCGTTGGCGTTCCATCATTTCTCTTAACTGCCGAGGTGTGTACGAACACCCAGCTTTGATGATTCCCTATCTGCCGGCGCAATACAGAACATGCCAGGTCATTCAGCGCTACACCAATAGCCCTGCCCGACTTGCTGTCCTCGGGATAAATCCACGCCACCTTGCGCTGCATGTCTATCTGCTGCCACTTCATATCCACGATGTTAGAGCGGCGCAGGCCTGTTGCCAGCGCAAACTCTACGGTAGACTTCAGTGGCTCCGGGCATTCCTCAATCAGTCTCTGGGCTTCAACGGGTTCGAGCCACCGAACCCGCTTGTTCCTTTCCTGAGGAACCTTAATCACCGGCCCTTTTTCGATCCACTTCCAGTCACGTTCAGCAGCCCGCATTAATGCTTTCATTAAAGCCAGGTGCTTCGCCTTCGTTGAAGTTGATACAGGCTCCGGCTTGTAAACTCCCATATCGATTCCCTTCTTCTGCATCCCTGCAGCACGCTGTCTCCAACGCTCTTCAGACTTCCTGTTATTCATCCTGCTTACAGCGGTGTAAATGCGCACCGGTAGTTATGACGCTTACAAGGGGCTGATATGAGCCTGTTAATTTTCTTCGCCATCATCCTGATCGCCATCTTCGCCTTATTGCTAATCCGCAAATACTCATCCATTGAGTTTGTGGCGCATGCCCGGCTGCTATCCAAAGCCTGGTCCGTGTGGCTGGCCTCGATCGGTTCAGCTCTAAGCGCATGGGTTCAGTCTTTCCCTGATGCCGCTATCAATGGCTGGAACATGCTGCCACCTGACATCAAGTCATTTCTTCCTCAGAACTACCTCGGCCTGATTGGGGCGTTCATGGTGGCAATGGCCATCATGTCCCAGTTCATCCGCCAGCACAAACTGGTGGAGCAGAAGCAGGAAATGGAGCGCAGGCCATGAACGAATTCATCTCGCTGTTTACGGGCAGCTGGGGCTGGTTAGCCGGCATCGGCTTGGTGGCTGCAGGATTCATTGGTAGCTACTTCGGCGGCAAGAAGATTGGCACCGTGAAAACTCAGGCAGCCGCAGACGTAACCGCGGCGAAAGTCGAATCAGCTCAAGTTTCTGCCGTTGCTGAAAAGCAGAAAGAAAACACACAGGTGGTGAAGGATGTTCAGCAAAGCAATTCTGCTCTCAGCGATAACGATGCTCGTCGCAAGTTGCAGCAGTCACGATTCAACCGGCCAGGGTAACCCGACCACTGTAGCTGACTCGAGCTGCACGCTGTTCAGCCCCATCTATACCTACGGCAAAGATTCAGAGCTGATGGACATTCGTACCGTCAGGCAAATCAACACGCATAACGACACCTACGTGAAAGTTTGCGGAGAGCCCAAATGAACATCCTTAAACGAGCCTGGCTATGGCTCACCACAAAACACCAGAAGGAAACACTCGTGACCGACATTGCCGCATCAGATATCGCGCCAGAAACATCCGCCACCGCACAGACCGTAGTAGTTGATCCAATCCCTACCACAATCCCAGTCACAGTCGAAGTAGTGAAAACTGGCGTGAAGGACTTTGAAGCTGCTTTCGCATTCGTTGAAGCTGGCGTTGCTCAGTTGGGTGCCGCGGCGAAAGATGAGCTGAAAGAGCTGGCCCAAAAGTACCTGTAACCAACATAGCACGACCCTGCGTTACAACGAGCAATATCAGCCTGACTTCGGTCGGGCTTTTTTATGCGCATCTCACGCGCAAATAAACGAGAGCCTTTCAGTAAGCGAGCCTGAGAATAGCCGTTATAGGTGGCGACCTTCTCTCGGGCGGCTTTTCTGTGAGACGGGCTCACTTTCTAAAAGGTAGAACGCAATGAAAGAATTAAAGCTATTTGATCACCCAGTGCGAGTTAACGATGAAGGACTGATTTGCCTGACGGATATGTGGCAGATTGCGAAACTGCGAGCTGAGGCTGGGGACGACAGTTTCCTTGGAGGCCGTGACATCAACAGTATCAGGCCATCACAGTTTGCCCGCCTCGATTCAACCAAGCTGTTTATCAACGAGTTATCTAAATGTGATTTGAACACACATTTAAAAACGGTTCGCGGTAAGCATGGCGGCACTTTTGGAAGTCGATATGTCGCCTATGAGTTTGCAGGGCATATTGACCCGGCATTCAAGGTTGGGGTTTACACGGTGGTGGATAAATTCCTCTCCGGTGAAATGGTCACAATGGCCAGCTATATGGCTGAAGCCAACATGGCAGATCACATTTTCCACGAAGAGGCATCAGTGGTTAGTGATGCTGCGAGAACAATGAACTACTGGGGGGTGGGTGGCAGAAAGCGTCACTTAACGGTAAGGCGTCAGGAAGCATACGAAAAGCTTCAGGTGAAAATACCCGGCCTGCCACAGTGACCATCACAAGGCGCATTTTCGAGTGCGCCTGATGATGAATCATAAATTTTGCTTCACTAGGATTAATCCTAACGGTAATGTATGACCTTCTTTCTTAGAGGGTATAAATATGGATGCAAATGATTTTTTTGTTCTGGTTGAAGAAGCTAACCCTGAAGCTACATGGAATGTTACAACTACTGAGGTTGGCGCTCAAATCATTTGGGAGTGGGATGTAACCTTAGACGGATTCAAGAATCATGATTACATCATACCTGCTGAAGCAATGAAGGATGACGAACTCATAAAGCGTCACCTACAAATATGTCAAGATAAAATGCTAGATATCAAATAACCACCTTCGGGTGGTTTTTTATTGCATCACAAGACGCATTTGCGATTGCGCCTGATGATGATTTAGAAATGGACTAAACTCCATCTATGCAAACATAGGGGAGTAATTGGTATGAGTGAATCAAAGCTAGCATATGTAGATAATGATGGGGATTTAATCATCTTGGATGAGTACGGCTCTGAAGTTGTAATAGCCTTAAAAGAAATCAATACACCTGCAGACATTGTTCATCATATGTGGCGACTTACAACAAAGAACAACTACAAAAGCGAGTCCCTGCTACTTGCAATCGAAATCATGTCGAAAAAAATTGGATATGACGCTTCGGCAGGTGGCGACTTTGTCGGCAATGGCTAATAGCAAGGTATAAATGATTATCCTCCAGGTGGTTCAATCGCTTTGCCTTTAACTAAGGCTGGATTGAAAGAGCGGTTAGATATAACTAACCGCACAGGTTTTACTTGTTTTCGAAGGTTAATGATTTTTGTAATAACGTAACTAATTCTGATGACCTTTTAAAAGGTGGAGTCAGGGTCGTGGCCGCTTGAAACAAAGTTTCAGAAAGCGATGTTCTGGAAACAAGGATGCAGTTGTGAATTAATGTGTCACTAGCCTTGTAAGCAGGCTCTTCATAGAAAACCCATGAAGGCTCTTCGCCTATAGGCGTTGAAACATGTCCGATTATCATGCCGTCAGAATTAATCAAATGCTGCCCGTTGCTGATCGACAGCCCTCGGATTCCTCGGGTTTTCATTTCCAGATCCAAGTCTGCCCAGTGAACGATCTTATTCATATTAACCTCCTTTACTGTGGAGATAAGTAGATCGACACGCACAAAAAAAACTTTAGGATTTTTATGACTACCAAAAACTGTCAGCCGGAAAGTTATCAATTTGATTCACTCACGCTGAATTTTTTCCCACTCAGCTTTATAGCGTTCTTTCTCATCTACGCAAGAAGGGCACAATAGGCCGCCGTAGTACATATCGTTATCTATTGCACTTTCAAGCTCGTCATCTTCAAGAGTTGTATTGCAATCGATGTGATAACCGCCCGGGTCAGTAACACCTTCGCAAGACTGCTTTAAAAATGGAGCTAGCAAAGCCTTTTGCTTACTGCTTAGGTTATCAAACCCCTTATCTATGGCGCTTTTAGCAATACCAGAAACCATAGAGTTTTGGCCGTGGAAACGATCATATTTGAGCATTGATTCAAGTAGAGATTCTGTAGACATACAAACTCCTTTTTCTATAGGAACTACATGGCACTCACCGACAAGCAAGAAATGTTCTGTCGCGAGTACCTCATTGATTTGAATGCCACGCAAGCGGCTATTCGGGCGGGGTACAGCGAAAAGACCGCAAACCGTACCGCGTCCGAAAACATGTCAAAACCTGATATTGCGCAGCGCATCATTGAACTTAAATCAAGTCGAAACGAAAGGGTAGAGGTAAACGCAGATTACGTTCTGCGCCGCCTGGTTGAGATAGACGAAATGGACGTGCTGGACATCCTAAAAGACGGCGGACTGAAAATGGTTCACGAATGGCCGAAGGTTTGGCGCACTACGTTATTGTCGATGAGCACTGGCAAATTCAGGTGATGCCACTTTTCACCGCTACCGCCCCGCAGGAGATACCCGCTCAAGTCCTGATAATGGATGCGCTGCATAATCACAATCATCGGCGTGGTTTCAATGGCCAGGCGTGATTTGATGGTTTCGTTGAAGCGGTTGTTAACGCCATCGCGAACTGTCTCGCTATAGGCATCGTCAGGCTTTACCGGGTCATCAATAATCAATGCGCCCTGCCAGCCTGGTTCCATATGACCAGCTCGAAAGCCAGTAACCTGGCCAGCAGCTGAAGACGCATATACGCCGCCGCCGAACTCGTTCCACCACATCGCCTTGCTATCAGCGTCATCCCGCAATTCCATTGGCCACATACTCTGATAAGTCTGAGACCTGATCATGCTGCGTGCGGTAGAAGAATTGAGTAGTGCCAAGTTGTGCGAATAGGACAAGTGCATGAAACGGGCGCGATTGTTCAGCGTCAGCCCACGACCCATCATGTTGATGGTTGCCAATTCTGTTTTGGTGTAGCCAGGTGGGACGTTAATAATGAGTCGGGTGATCTCACCATCAATAACGCGGTCCAGAGTCTGCTGAATCACTTTGTGATGCGGCGCGACAATCATCTTCCCGCCGGTGCGTTGCTTGAAGAAGTATCGAGCGTAATAAAGCCCATCCTCTTCACACTCTAGCCGGCGCGCATAACTCTTTTGCTCAGCAGTCGTCATCCTCCAACATCTCACGCCGGGCAGCCTTGTATTCATCTTTACTCAGAACAGCCGTTTCTATAGGGCCGCCATTCTTTCCAGTGTGCTCATGTGACGCCTGCTCTTTGAATGCCATCACGCTGATGTGCTTACCGAGCAGCTCAAGGTTTTTGACCTTATCAGGCCATTTAATCTTCTTGAGGATGTTCTCCATCGTCGTTTCATCGAAGTTGGTGACGGTGGTGAGGATATCAAAGGGTGTCACGGTTGAAGTGTTGAGCTGGAACGCCAAGAGAAAGAATAAGCAATTCGTTGCTTCCTACCCTAAGAATGCCAAAGGAACCACACCGGGTAATGCAACTGCCAAAACTCAGGTTTACCGGGTTATCCGCAATCGCGTGGCATCACTCAATATTAAATCATTCGCAACGCTGGTTAGCGATCAGGTAACTGCTATGCAGGCCAGCGCTGCGGGGCTTGTTGACCTGGCAATTGGCAGCATCCTTCGCTCAATTACTGAATCAAATGCTGGCGTGGCGATGTGGATTCAGCAGCTGATCGTCAATCTTCTGGTTACTACCCGGGCAGCAACGTGTTCCGGTGAAGGCCTTGATACGTGGATGGCAGATTTCAGCTTTTCCAGGCTATCAGCGGTACAGTCAACCGGTCCCGTAACCTTCAGTCGATTTACTGCAACAAATCAGGCTTTGATCGCTGTGGGTTCCTCGGTAACAACCACTGATGGTACCCAGGCATTTACCGTTACAACAGATACCACCAATGCCGCTTACGACCCGGTACAGGGGGGATACATCATTGCGGCCGGCGTTAGTTCCCTGTCTGTGCCTGTGCAGGCCAATACCGCCGGGGCCGCGGGCAACGCTCAGGCTGGAACCATCACCGTGATTTCAGGCTCAATCCAGTATGTGGACACGGTGACTAACAGTACAACATTCACCAATGGCAAAGATGCTGAAAGTGATACTGACTTCAGGGCGCGATTTGTCCTCTGGATTGCCTCTTTGTCAAAAGCAACCAAGGCGGCAATTGGCTATGCAATCTCCAGCATGCAGAGCGGCGTGACGTATACGCTGACTGAAAACACCGCCTACATCCGCGCCGGAACAATTGCGGTGAGCTAAATGGCTACAGGCGATCAGGACGACATCTTTACCCGCCTGAAAGGGCTGCTTCCGCCAACATGGTTTGGTGAGCTAAATCCATTTTTAAATGGCGTGCTTACAGCCTGTTCAAGTGCACTTGCGTGGTGTTATTCGCTATATGTTTACGCGAAGCTCCAGACGCGAATGAGCACGGCAACCGATGGATGGCTTGACCTCACCGCGTATGACTTCTTTGGGAATAATTTAAAGAGAAGCGGCGGGCAGGATGATGATTTATTCAGGAACCAGATAAAAATAAACCTGTTCCGTGAGCGAGGAACCCGCAAGGCAATTATCGATATTCTGGAGAATTTAACCGGTCAGACACCGATTGTTTTCGAGCCTCAGCGGCCGCAGGATACCGGTGCTTATGGTGGCCCAACTATTGGTTATGGCCAGGCAGGTGGATATGGCTCCCTGTCTCTGCCATATCAGGCATTCGTCACGGCACACAGGCCAAAGGGGAGTGGCGTTCCTTACATCGCAGGTTACGCATCGACTCCTTCCGGTTTCAGCATTCCCTCACGCGGGCAATATTCATCTCAAAAAATGGTCACCGGCACTGTCACGGATGCACAGGTCTACGAAGCCGTAGCCTCGGTGAAAATGGAAGGAACCATTGTTTGGGTGCGCCTGCAGTAACTAATTAAAAAAATGAACACAACCAGCCTGGATGAATAAATCCCGGCCGTCTAATCACGTCTGGAGAAAGCAATGGATCGTCAGATCATCTACCCGGGAGCCATCCCACTAGAGACCGATTTACTGAACACTAACAAATACGCCATGATGGGTCTTGCTAAATTATCAGCTGCAATGATGGGCTCAAGCACTTATCTTCATGGCCTTTCCTGCACGCCATCCAGCCCCGCATCAATGGTTGTTAACGTAGAGAAAGGACAAATTTATAGTCTTCAGAACGTGGATAATTCTGCATATGCATCACTCGCCGCAGATACTGCGAACACTATTTTAAAGCAGGGTGTAATTCTCAGCTCAACTGCATTTACACTGACAGCGCCGGTAACCGCTGGTCAGAGCATCAATTACCTTATCCAGGCCACCTATAACGATACTGATTCAGGCGCGGTAACTCTGCCTTATTACAACGCAGCAAACCCCTCAGTCGCCTATAGTGGTCCTAATAATTCAGGCGCCGCTCAGAATACAGTCCGTTCTGGAGTATGCACCTTATCGTTGAAGGCTGGAGTTGCAGCCACGACCGGAACACAGACAACTCCCGCCGTTGATACTGGCTACACTGCAGCCTGGGTGATCACTGTTGCTCAGGGAACCACAGCGATATCGGCAGCGAATATCTCTTTAGCTCAAAACGCTCCTTTCCTGCCTGCAGCGGGATTGATTTCAGCCATTCAACAAAGCTCTATGACATATGCAACTGATACTGGAGCGGCCAATGCTTATGTCGCCCAGTTCGTGCCGGCGCTGCCAACGCTCATTGATGGAACGCGCCTGACTTTCAAGGCGAAAACAGCCAATACCGGATCCTCAACTTTCTCAGCAAACGGTGGCTCAGCATACCCGCTTTACTCACACGCAAATCAGGCATTGCAGGGTGGCGAGATCATTGCAAATGGCTTGGTTGAAGTAGAGTGGAACAGCACATTAACTGCATGGGTTTTGTGCGGAAACTCAGGCGGTGCATTACCTGTGGCTGCAGCAACTCAAACCAATCATGCTGTTAACATGGCACAAGTATCTTCATTAGCTGCCGGGGTAATAGGTAGCTCTCGCAATAGTAAAATGTCACTTTCAACCGCATCTGCCTCGGCAACATTCACCTCTGACGAAATAATTGTTGGGGCAGCAGTGGGAGGAAGCCAATACCGTATAGGCAACTTTAATAAAACTGTTAACCTGACTACATTAGGCGCCGGGGGAATGGACACAGGCGCAGCGCCTGTAAACGGCTTTGTCGCTTTGTATGCCATTTACAATCCTACAAGTGGAGCTTCATCACTTCTTGCTGTCAATGCAACAGCTTCCGTTGCGCCAGAAGTTTATGGCGGGAGTAACATGCCATCTGGCTTTACCGTATCAGCCCTTGTTTCAGTTTGGGCCACTGACTCAAGCAGCAAGCTTATTCCCGGATATCAGTTCCAAAGAGCGGTAAGGACGACGCAGATAACTGCTCTTGACTCAACATCAACACCGACCTCCGCTACTGCCTTGAATATCTCATCAGCAGTACCTAAAAATGCCAGCAGTTGTTTCATTTATGCAAGGTCAAGGGCATCAGCAGGCACAGGTTCAATTGGTTTTGCTTTGTCAGCCGATTCAAGCGGAATTGGAAGGACTGCTGGAGGGATTTATATTGGGACAGGGCAAGCCTCTGTGTCTTATGACTCTGCGGCTATACCTATCCAGATGATCACGCCTCAAACTATTTATTACTATACTACGATAAATGGCCCTACAGCATATTAGTTCACAATTTACTGTTCAGGATACGAATTCTAAAATAGGATGACGATATGAAATTTGTTCAATTTAAAGATTCAACTGAAAAAGAATTGATATCTGTATTTTCATCTGAGCAATCAGATGAGAACTACCCAAACCTAGGCGTTATTGAGGATGACGACGACAGGTTGATTGATTTCATGAAAAAAATTGAATGATTTCATGATGAGTTGCTAAAGAATCTGTGATAGTGTAAGGCAAGATTTTAAGGCTGTTTTTTATGGTCTGCTTAGTTTTCTATGATTATAGAATTAAGATAAATTTTGGCAAAGAGCGATATCATGGGATTAATTCGTTTCTTACTTGCAATATCAGTTGTTGTTTCTCACAATGGAATTAGAGTGCCTGGTATTGAAGGCCATCTTGCAGTAATGGCCTTTTTTATAATATCTGGGTTCTACATGGCACTTGTGCTAAATGAAAAGTATGTTGGCAATACATCTGGATTCTATCTTGCGAGAATCCTCCGGTTATGGCCTGGTGTTTATAGAAATATCTTGGCATCAGCGTTAGTCTACTTCTCATCAATAACAATGCTTTTTTCGCAGATATTGTGGTGGTTTGGTATTGATGGTTCTGGGTACCTTGTTTTTTTGAACCAGCATGCGCAATCACTAAATATTGAACCACTTACAAATGCAGTGCATATGCAGCATATGTGGTCTGTGGGCGTTGAAATCTGCTTTTATTTAGCTGCCCCTTTTTTTGCAAGGAGTTGGAGGATCACCGCATCATTGCTTGGGATTTTCACGATAGTATACATCACCATTAAAAGTATGCTGTTCTTTCATCATCCATTAGATCACCGAAGTGCCTTAAATTCATTCTGGTTATTTCTTCTGGGTATGATTTCTTATTGGTTGTGGTGTTTATTGAGAATTAAATTAATTGATCTCAATGTAAGATGGTGGGTTGCGTCATTGTCCGGGTGCGTGTTGATATTCGTTTTAATCTCGATTATTCAACATGACTTCAATAATCCATATATTAATATAATCTGCTTCTCAATGTTTGCCGCTTCCGTCGCATTTGTTTTTCACTTCACTAAAAACAGTAAGCTTGATAGATTCATAGGTGAACTCAGCTATCCTATTTATTTAATTCACTGGCCGATTGTAGCTTACGTGATTACAAATCATCGCGGAAGTTGGATGTGGTCATTAATTATGATATGCATTTCGATACTGTGCGCTTTGATATTGTATGGATTAATTGATAAGAATGTTGAGAAGTACCGCAGTAAAATCAGCAATTTTAAGAGCTATAAATCAACAGTTTGATATTGAGATAAGCCCGGAATCTTCCGGGCAAAACTAAATCCTCTTTACCATCAACCCACTAACACCCCCACCTGAAAATCACCTTGATAGCCTGCATTGATCAATATTACTGTATATGCATACAGTATTTTATGAAGGAGATTATCATGGTACGCAGAGACGACATAGCAACAGCATTCAGAGCAAGCATCAGGATAGCGCCGAACGGCAAGCGAACGGTTACCACGGTCGACTTCGTGGAGCATCTGACGAAGATGAACTACGACTTCACCCTGGCTGAGGCTAACCGGTGGATTGAGCACTATCAGGGCTGCTTCCGCGATATTTCGACAGAAGAGGGTGAGCGCCGGATGTTCCACCTGTTCAATCCTAACAACGGGGGATACTGA